GTGGATCTACACCTGATTCTGAAAAATCATTATTATTTCCAGATACGTCATTTCCCATATCAGAAGCATTAGCAAAATTTAAATAAAAACCATTGTTACCAAAAGTTAAACCACTTGGATCTTTTGGAATCCACACTCCATTTTTTGTTTCACCATAATCAGATGCAGCATAAGCTTGTCCATCATTAAATACTACTTCAGCCATGTATCCTTGAAAATAACTACCATAATAAGAAGAAGCAGAACCAATATGTTGTGTAGCACCAGATTTATTAAAAACTGAATCACGATTTTGAGAAGGATAACCTCCGTCCCACCCTTCAACATCACTTAATCTTGTTCCATTTACATAAAATATTTCTCTATCTGCTTCTGTAGCATTTCCTGAATCATATACCCATACTACATTATACCATGCTGAAGTATCTCTAAATACTTGGTCAATAGTTCTTAATCCATTACTATCGCCAGCTCCTCTTTGTTCATGTAATTCTAATTTATCTGTACTATTAAAAGCAAGTTTTTGATAATTAAGATTATCTTCATATCCAAAAACAAAATTATTTGCTGTAGTAAGTTTACTTCTTTTTACCCAACAACTTATAGTAAACTTGTCTACATTAGTAGGAGTTCCAGCAGTTCTTGATAATACACCACTACCTGTAAATCGAGCACTATTAGCTATTTGATGTTCATAAAAATCACCACCACCTGCACCTGCACCAGCTGCAGAGGCTCCTACAAGTGCATTGTTACCTAGCACTCCCATGGACTACGCAATCGTTTTTATATCTAGAGTTACTACAGATTGTACTTCAGTAGCAGTCTTTACTACATAATCTAATCTATCAACTGCAGCAGCAGCTGTACTAAGTGTTGGACCTGTACCACCAGCAAACTTCCAGTTAGTACCAAAAGATAATGTTCTACTACCTGTACCATCTTGTACAATAAATATAGAACCTGTTTGTGAAACACCCGGATTAGTAGGATTATCTAAAGTTCTATTACCACCAAGAGTTACTTGAAAATTATTATTTAAAGCTAGATCAGTAGAAATGTTTGCACCATCAGTTAAAGTAGTAACTGCTCCTATTTGAGCTGTGCTAAAAGTTTGACTTGTATTAGTTATAGCTCCTACGGAAGCATGGTAACTTGCAAGGTATCGTGCTCTGGTTGTCATTTCTTCTCCTAACTAAATGCTAATTGTGGTGCACCCAATTGAATGCTTCCTGTAGCTTTTACATAATATGGTAAAACATCAACTGCTCCAGCAGCTGTACTTAATGTAATTCCAGCACCACCTACTGTTTCATAATCTGTTCCTAGAGATAATGTTCTACTACCTGTACCATCTTGAACTAAAACTATTACTCCTGATTGTCCTGCATTTTCTGTAGTTGGATTTGAGAAAGTAATATTACCACCAAGAGTTACAATAAAATTTTGGTATGTATCATAATCAAAAGTAAAAGCTCCTGTTTCTGTAGAGGATACAGTATATCCTGCTTGAGCTTTAACCCATGAATTATTAGTATCATTCTTTGCAAGAGTTGCATTGTCTCCTATCTTAGTAAGGGCAATACTTGCATTAGCATTTACAGCAGCATCCATTAATGTTCCTGCACTAACCTTTACATTAGTAACAGCACCTGTTGCTAACTTAGGTGTAGTAACAGCACCATCAGCTATTTGACTTGATGTTGCTATTGCATCAGCTGGTCCATTACCAAGGTATGACATTATGTTATCTCCAATATTGACATTACAACATCAACGGAAGAAGCTGTATCTGAATTAACAAATATACCATCTCCTGTTTGTAATACAACTTTTTGATCTCCTCCTACAACTATCAATGAACCTCCTGATGGTATAGGTGCAGTCTTAACTAAAGCTGTATCGGTAGCTCCATCGTTATGATCACAATCAACATAAATGGTACTTCCTGTAACATTTGCTAGAGTTAATCCTATAACAGTTGTTTGTGTAGCGGAAGCAACAGTATAATTTCCTACTCTTGTTGCTCCTGTGCCTATTCCTTGTGATGTTTTTCTTAAAAATGTATTTGCCATGTTATTATCCTAATGCTATTGCGAGAGCTATAATACTATCATTAGTAGCTACTCCAGTTAAGTTTGATCCATCTCCCCAATATCCTGAAGCTGTAACATTACCACTTAAAGTTATTCCTACTCCAGATACTTGTCCTGTTACATCTACTGTTCCTGCTGTTAAA